GTCAGGAGAAAGAGTTCACGTACATGGTAACGTATGGTATGATGTCGATAGTTGAACGCAAAGATGTCATCTTGATTTTTCTCCCAGGGATGAAGCTTGGAATGAAAGAGCACCTCAGAAGATTTTTCCCCATCAGTAAAGGGAAAGGAGACTTCTTTTCCACCAGAGTTACTCGCAATCTCAATACACATGTCTTGGAAGTAACGAAAGGCATGCACTGCAAATGGGCTGAATTCGATGTAGAGTACCCTGCGAGAGGAATGAAGTTCGTGTCAACAGACGTCATCCTTGTGACCTCGCCAATGGGGACACGTGGCGGAATGTGTGGAAGCCTATATGTCAATGATGCATCTCCACGCGTGATTACAGGCATGCATTTCATGGGCAATAAAGCCAGCCAAGCGTTTGCGGTAGCCATTTTTGAGCATGAAATAGCGAGAGCAGAAGAAAAACTCGCTAGCCGTTGTAATTATATTACGGAACCCGAACTAGGAGAATTCTTGCCTGCAGTTGCTGGCATTCCGCAGGACATTGTGACGTTTGAAGATCCTAAAAATCCGGCGCATTTTGTGGAAGACGGAAATGTTGATGTTGTTGGTAATATTGAAATGCGAGCAACTCCCAGGTCTTGCCTCGTGGAAAATCCACATCTCGAACAGGCCAAAAGAATACTTGGCTTAAAACATGTGAAAGTCCGGCCGATTATGCAGTTTCGCAGAAGTATGGGTCGAGTTATCCGCAACACCGTAGCACCCGCAGTGTGTGAGATTCCTGCAGAGATTTTGAAACGCGCCACTGATCACTACATAGAAACTATCAAGAGGTTGGTAAAGAAAACTCAAGAAAAATACCCCAATTTGCCTTTGAATCGCCCACTGACGGAAAAGGAGACTCTGAATGGGATAGAAGGAACCCCATTGTGCCGCGCCAAAACTAGTACTTCCGGAGGCTGGCCGGGCAACATGAGCAAAGGTGAATATTTCGATGAAGATTCGGATGGAGTACTCACGTTGAAACCGGAATTGCGTGCAACAATGGATGAGGTACGTACACGTGTGTGGTCTGGATCGACTTCCGGAACGGTGACTACTGGTTGTTTGAAAGACGAAGCGGTGAAGTTGCAAAATATGCTATTGGCTAGGATGTTCAATAATGTGGGCATATGCGAGTATTTGCTAGCTAGTGAGAATCTGGCAGCCATAATGCAAATTTGGAGCTCGAATCCTGTTGAAGCCGAGACTGCTATCGGGCTCAATCGCTTGGGCCCTGACTGGTACCCTTTTATCAGTTCTTTCTTCGACCCAAATTTTATCGACAACGTGTTTGATGGAGATTTCAAGGAATTCGATATGCACCAGAACACTTGGTTGAAAATGAGCAGCACTCGAGTGTTCCGAGAAATAGCACGAACTTGTGGATGGGACCCTACTGATATAGATCACCTTACCAAAGTGGCAGCCCTGACGATCGCTCCCATGGTCAATGTTGGAGGATACATTGTGACTCTCATGAACCTATTCCTTTCTGGGATCCTGTGGACGGCACTTGGTAACGGAGAACATACGTCTATTCTCATGCGGTGTATTTTCATCATGTATTGCGGAGAAACCGGTTTTAAAGGAGAATTCACCGATCACTTCCGCATTGGTACTCTGGGAGATGATCTCAAAGGAGCCTGTTCCAAAGAGATTCGACAACATGGGTGGACACCCGAACACTTGCAGAAAACTTGTGCTATGATGGGTTTGACCATCACCGATTCTGCGAAAAACGGCCCCCCAGGTTTCATGCATGCAGCAAAATCTTCTTTTTTGAGTTCAGTTACTCATTACCACGAGGAAACTGGCATGAATGTCAATGTGGTTGGCCCAGAGTCTTATCTGAAATCCTTTCACTTATTTCTCCCTTCTAAATCCATTACTTATGATGAGTACAATGCTGACCTGACTCGATCAGTTTTGATGGAAACTTACTACGGAGGAAGACAAGCCTATGATTGCATGAGAGACAGGTTATTGAAGTACTTCGCAGAGATAGACATGCCATACTGCTCTGAACTACATGACGACTACGATGCCCG